TCGATGTCCCGCCCGGAGAGCAGGGCGCACCGTTCGGCGACGCACAGGCGTGGAACGGAGTGATGACGTTCGCGGTGGATTGCTGTGCTGCCCGGGATGGGACCCGGCCTTTGACGCGCACATGGCCGCGGCGGCCTTTCCGCCGTTCGGCTGGGTTCCGGTCGATCTTCCCGGCGTGGACCGCATCGCCGAGGATCGTGATCAGCAGGAGCGGGCGCCCCCGGCTACCGACCGGGCGTAGGGCGTTCCCCGTGCGCTGATGCGGGTGGGGATGGCGTTCTCCCAGGTCTCGATCTCGTCGAACTCCAGGGACCCGAGCTCGCGCCCTTCGAACTCCGGAAGGATGAAGCCCTCGACGAAGTACTTGTACTTGGCGTGGGTCTTGGGCCCGATATCGCCGAGCATCCCGACCCACACGTCGATTCTGGTCGCCGAGAGCGTCATGGATTGAGCATTCGACCGATCACAAGCCGCCCGCGATGAAACGAGGGATCTCCCCTATGCCGCCATGTAAGCATGCGACATCGAGCAGGCACTCGTCATCATGATCACGGCCGAGATGCATTGATGGATGGTGGGAGGCCGCGAAGAGGCCGACTACCCGCACCCGGGAGCTGCGTGCCAGCGCGGTGAGCTGGCTGCGCTTGCCTTGCCCTGACCATACGAGTGACTGAGGGCACGTACCGGCCAATGGCCGCGACTTGAGCCGACGCTGTCGAGGCGCTCCCGTGGGCAAAGAAGGCGCAGTGGCCGGGCATGATCGCATGCAGCCTCGTGGCGATGGCCGGGAGCGGCTGCCGCGCGGTCAGCGCAACCCCTGGGAGGAGCTCTGGCATGCGATCTGATCGCCCCGCGGCGCGGCTAACCGAGGGACCTCCCCGATGCCTACCCCGCATCTGAGGACGTGGACTGCTCTTAGCTGCTGTTTACCGGCAGGTGCAGGGGAGGCGACTGATGTACCAGGTCAGCATCAACGCCTGTGCCGGACACCGCCGGGGCAGCTATGTCAGCCCTGACAGGAGGCACCTTGAGTGCCGTAGTGATCGAGCCGTTCAGCACCGTCACCGCCTGGACAGCGCACCGTGCCGATGGGTCGCCGTCGACCACGTTCGGGATCAACGCGGGTGGCCCGCCCCGGGTGCTCGGCCTCTCGGCACCCAGCGCGACCTTGCGCGCGGATGCCGGCAGCGACGGCCACTATCTTGAGCGTGCCGGACCGGCTACGGACCTCACGGGCCACACCGACCTCCTGCTCTGGATCCGCTGCGACCGCCTCGCCGACGGCACGGCCGACCAACCGCTGTTTCTCCAGGTCAAGCTCGGCTCCGCCGCTATGGCAGCGGACGATCCAGGGAACTCGTGGCTGAGGCTCGTCCCGGTGGCCCAGTCCGGCGTCTGGCAGCCCGTCCCGATGTCTCTTGGCGACCTCCCGGGCGCCGTCCGCGGAGCTGTCACCACACTGCGCCTGACCTGCCTGGACGCCGGCACCGGCTGGTCATCCGGTCTGGATGCCATACTCGCCGTCCAGCCGGAAGTGCTCGCCGACGCTGACGCCGCGCTGCTCGCCCGGCTCGATCAGCGGCTGGAGCTGGACGGCAATCCGGTGCCTGCCTTCCTGGTGCCGCCGAGCGCGGGCGCGGCTGCGCCACAACCGCCGGCGTTCCGGATCAGCAACTATGACGTCCAACCGGATCGCGCGACCTTGCCGGCCGAAGGGCCGCGCACCGACTACACCGGGTCTGGGTTCGTGATCCGGCCGCCGGCCACCGTGTATCAGATCGACTACGCGGTCGAGGCGCTGGCGGGGGACCGGGGCACGGCCGCGGCGATGCTTAGCTTCGCGCTTGCCGAGTTGTCCCCGACCGCATTACTGCTCGGCGCCGGCAAGGTGATGACCGTCGATTGGATCGATGCGCCATCCACGGCGGCGCCACCGGTGGTCGCACCCCCCGCGGACCATCCGGTCGTCCATCTGCGGGTGCGCGGCGCCCAGCCCGGCAGGGGCACGGCCACCAGGGCTGTCCCACCATTCAACGAGATCAGTGTGGGGGTGGACTCCAGTGCCATCGGCTGAGCCCGGATCGGCCGGGCGGCCCAAGCAGCAGCTCGTCAACCTCGGGAGCTACCCGGTTGAGCTGCACCTGCCCGACCGGGTCGTGTTGCTCAATCCCGGCGAATCCGTATCGGTCACCCGCCTCGGTGGGCAGGTAGCCGAACTCGCCAGGCTGGGCCTGGTTGAGCTTCGCCCGGTGCCACCGAAACCCCGGCAGGCCGCACGCAGGCAACCGGCCAGGCGCAGGCAACAGGCAAAGCAGGCCCCGCCCGCCGAGCGCGCCACACCGGTCAAGGGCGCCACGCCGGCCAAGGACGCGCCGGCCAAGGACGCGCCAGCTCCTGGCGCCAAGCCGGCCGATCTCGCACAACCCCAAAGCGCGACCTCGAAGAAACAAGCCGATCGGCCCACCGGCCGTACCGGCCGGACACGCGGAGGAGCCTGAGGATGGCCCTGAACATCGGACTCAATGTCATCGAGGTCGACGGCACGGCACCGGCAACCATCGCAGGCGCCGCGACCTCCGTCGCCGGCTTCGTCATCACCACGCGACGCGGGATCCCGAACCGGCCGGTGCGAGTGACCTCTTTCCCCCAGTTCATCGAACGCTTCGGGGGGTTCTCGGCCAGCTCCCTCGGCGCCTATCTGGTCAAGGGATTCTTCGACAACGGGGGACAATTCGCCTATGTCAACCGGGTGGGCGGTGCCGGCGCCAATGCCCCGGCGGCCGCGAGTGGGGTACTGCCGGCAAACGCAGCGGCAGCCGCCCAGCTCCTCAAGCTGACGGCGGGCTACCGCGGCACGGCCGACCCCGGGTTGTGGGGCAACGACCTGACCGTCGCCTCGGCGCCGTCGTTCACCACCCGGGTAACAGTCGGCAGCGTGGACGCCGATGGCACAGCGCTGGCCAGCGTCGCCGGGTTCAGCGTCGGCGACGCCGTCGTGCTCACCGAGGGGGCAGACCGTGCAGTGGTCACCCTGACCACAATCAACGCGGCGAGCGGGGCGGTGACCTGGACCCCGAGCGTGACGGACCATGCAAACTTCGACCCGGCGGCCACCGTGGTGGCAAGCGCCGACTTCGACCTCACCGTGTCCACCCGGGCTTCTGGAACCGCGAGCACTGTCGAGACCTGGAGCCGGCTGACCCTGCGGCGGGATGCCGCGAATTACGCCCAGACAATACTCAACGACACGCTGCGCGGCTCGCGGTACGTGCTGGCCGCCGACCCGCGGGCGCCGGATGCCGCCCTGGATTCGCCCGGCAGCTCGAGGGTCGACCTGGCTGGCGGCAGCGACGGCACGGTCGGGGTGACCGACATCACCGGTGACGAGGCCGCGCACACCGGTCTGCACGCCTTCGACCCATTCGACATCCAGCTGATCTGCACCGAGCGCTCAGATCCCGCGATCGTCAACGCCGCCTTGACCTACTGTGAAGACCGCGGCGACTGCATGTTCGTCGGCTCCGCCCCTGAAGGCTCAGTAGGCGGCGGCACCGCCATCGACTACGGGGCGCAGTTCCAGGGCAAGAAGGTCTACGGCGCGATCTACGCCCCCTACATCACCGTGCAGGACCCGCTGTCGAAGGCGGCCACGCCGGTGCGCTCGATCCCGCCGACCGGGCACGTACTCGGCGTCTACGCCCGGACCGAGTCCACCCGTGGGATCCATAAGGCACCGGCCGGAGACGACGCGCGGCTGCTCGGCGCGCTTGACATCGAGTACCGGCTCAGCGACGCCGAGCTGACCGACCTGGTGAAGCTCGGCAGCGTGAACGGGATCCGGGCGGTGCCAGGGGTTGGCATCGTGGTGGACTCGTCGCGCACGCTATCCACCGACCCGCGCTGGCTGTACGTCAACGTTCGGCTCCTGTTCAACTACGTCAAGAGCAGCCTGCGCCAGGGCCTGCGCTGGGTCCGCCAGGAACCGAACAAGGACACCCTCTGGACGTCGGTGAAGTTCGGCTCGGTGCGGCCGTTCCTGCTTGGCCTGTGGCAGCAGGGCGCCTTCGGCACCGGCGAGCCCGACCAGGTGTTCACCATAATCTGCGACGCGACGAACAACCCGCCGGATCAGGTGGACCTGGGGAACTTCGCGGTCGACGTCTACTTCTATCCAAGCAAACCGGCCGAGACGATCGTGATCACTATCGGCCAGCAGCCGTCCGGTGCGTCGTCATCCGAGTCGTGAACGGACAGTCGTGAACAGAAACCACCGCACCGGAAGGGAGCGAGACTGTGCCCAACGTCGGGGACTTCTGGGAGTCCTACCGTGCCAATGAGTTCGTGCTCGTCATCGACGGCGTGCCGAGCCCGGGCGTCAGCAAGGTCAGCGGCCTGAGCGAGGGCGAGATCGACACGATCGAGCAGCCCGACGGCGGCACCGCACACGTATACAAGGTCGCCGCCGCCAAGATCAAGTACGAGCCGCTGACCGTGGAGCGCTATGTCGATGGGAGCCCGGAGGACAAGCGCTTCCAGGACTGGTTCCAGCAGATCTTCAACCTCAACAACGCTAAACAGGGCGGCTCGGGCGTGCGCAAGAACGGCACGGTCGAGAAGCGGCACAACGGCGAGCGGGTGCTGACCTTTCTGTTCAAGAACGCCTGGATCAAGTCCTCCAAATTCACCGATCTAGAAGCCGGATCGACGGCGCTGCTGAAGCAGACGATCGTCCTGGAGCACGAGGGGTTGGAACGTGTCGACTGACATGCCTGCGACCGCACCCGCACGCCGCGAGTTCGAGTTCACCCTGCCTGTCGGGTACACCGATGGTGAGGGCAACGTCCACCGGCAGGTGGTGCTGCGCAAGATGACCGGCCGCGAGGAGGCGATCCTCGCCGACCGCAAGTACCAGCGAAACGGGGGCAAGCTCGTCACCGAGCTGCTGCACAGTTGCATGACCCGCTTCGGCGACCTGAGCCCGAACGGCCGCGGCCCGATCACGGCGATGACCTCCGCCGACCGCAACTTCCTACTGCTCAAGCTGCGCAGCATCACCTTCGGCAGCCAGCTTGAGGCGACCTACCACTGCCCTGGCTGCAGCGAGCAGCTGCACTTCACGGAGGATCTTGACGAGCTGCCGGTGCGGCATCTGCCGGACGGTGACGAGCGGGCCGAGATCGCCGTCGAGCTGGAAGACGGCTGGCAGGACCGGGAAGGCCAGGTGCATATCGCGCTGCGGTTGCGGCTGCCCACCGGCGCCGACGAAGAGGCGGTCGCGCCGCAGCTGCGTGAGAATGCCTCGCTCGGCAAGAACGCCTTGCTGGCCAGGTGCATCATCAGCCTCGGTGACGTGCCTGCCTACCGGCTTGAGGGGATGGGGCCGCGGATCATGAGCGACCTGACCATGGCCGACCGGCGGCTCATCGACCGTGCCCTGAGCGATGGCGCGCCCGGTGTCGAGCTGGTCCGCGCGCTGGAGTGCCCGGGGTGCGGCAAGCAGTTCAGCGCTAGCCTGGACATGTCAAATTTTTTGGTGATGGCGTGACTGACGACGCTCTTCGCAGTGAGATCTTCTTCCTCGGCTACCACCTGCACTGGTCATGGAACGAGTTGATGGATCTCGACTGCGGGGAGCGGCGCGCCTGCGTGCGCCTCCTGGTGGAGCAGATCGAACGCGAGAACGCCAGGATCGACGAGGCCCGGCGGAGGTGAGCCGTGCCCCTGTCTCTGCTGCTGGCGCAGCAGTTCACCGTGCTCACCGACGGCGTGCGCAAGCTCTCCCGGTGGGAGAGCCTCACCGACACCTTCGCGCTGGTCGCAAGGCGGCTGCGCAGCGCCTTCCTCGTGCAGTGGTTCGGCGCCAGCCTGCCGGTAGCGGGCCTTGACCTGCAGGTGACGATCAGCAACCTGGACGAGCTGCAGGCACGCTGGGCCGTGGTCACCCAGGGCCGGCGCAACGACCCCGGCAGCCCGGGCCCGAACCTGACCGAACCGCTGCTCGGTGCCACCGGGATGCTCGCCGGGGTACTGACGGTACCGGTCAACGGCGTCGTCGCCGCGGTGCTGCTGGGTACGGTGCTGCGGCGCCTGTGGCAGAAGCTGCTCGTCGGGCTCGCCGGGATCAGCGGCTTGGGCCTGGTCGCGCTGCTGATCGTCAGCCCGCTGTTCGGACTCACCCTGATCGCCTACGCGATCAGCGGGCAGGCCAGTGACCTCTATGAGCTGCTCGGCGCGGTGGCTGCGCTGGCGCTGCCGCTGCGCCGGCTATGGGCGCAGCTCAGTGGCCGCGAGCCGATCCGCAATCCGCTGCTGCGTCAGCTGGTCACGCTCGCCGACCGGCTCGCGGCGCTGCTGGCCCAACTGCTCGGCGCGGTTGCCGTGGCGGTCACCCGGATCGCGCCGCAACTGGGCCCGGCGGTCGACGCCGCCAGGGCCACCCTGCACGCCATCGGGCAGATCTTGGACGCCATCCAGCTGGTGGTGCTCAGCGTGCTCGACGCGCTCGGCCGGATGCTGCACGGACCGGCGTCGCCGCCCGCGATCGCCCGCGGGGTGGTCACGGCGCTGGCCGGGCTTGTCGGCGGGCTCGGCCGGATGATCGCCGCCACGCTGACCGACCTGGTCGCCATCGCCATGGGCCGGTTCACCCCCACCCTGCACACCCTGGTCCGGTTCACGGTCGACGCCGCGCGGTTCGTCCGCGAGGTGATCGTGGACCACCCCACCGTGCGCTGGCTGCTGTCCCTGCTCGGGATCGTCCGGGTGGTGCGGGCCTGGTACGCTAGCCGCCCGTCGGCTCCGGCCAAATCGCGCAAACGTAAGCCGCCGCCCTCGCCGTGGCTCACCTCGTTCCCGGTCCCTGGCAGCGCCGTGAAGCTGGGCCGCTTGCTGACCACGACGCCGCCGGTGCCCAGTCTCACGATGAGCGCGCCGCCGCTGGTCGGGCCGGACCTGATCCCCCCGATAGCCGACGCGCTGCGGGAAGGGCTGCTTGCCCCGCCAGCCGACCCATTTGCCCTCACTCCGCCGCAGCGCGCTGCGCTGGAACGTTTCCGGCACCCACCGAGCGTGTTCGGCGGGGTGCGGGCCGAGCTGGTGAGTCGCAGGCAAGAGGCGGACACGACCGGCGCGATGTTCACCCTCGCCGACGTGCTGGCCGGGATCACGCCGTACCTCACCCGGAGCGCCGAGTCGGTGATGCCGGCGCAGGCCCAGAGTTTCCTCCCCGGGCTTGGGGCGCTGCTCGACCTGATCGACCTCAACCTGCACGGCAAGGCCCGCGCGCGGCCGACGAAGGACCTGCCAGAACCGGCGGACGTCCGGCCGGTGATCGGCAGGCTGCGCGTGCGCACCGACGCAGGACCGCAGGCCGGGCCGGCGATTCGTGACTTCGTCACCACGCTGCGCCGGGAGTTCGATGCGCGAACCTATCCCGTGCCCGTGCCCGCGCCCGCGGCCACAGCCCGCAGGGGCGTGCGTTGATCGACTTCGCGGCGATCGCGGCCGCCTTCCAAGCCGGGTTCGCCAGCCAGACGCATGGCTGGCCGGTGCTGTTCGACAAGCTCGACAAGCTGGTCGAGCAGCTCGACGACAAGGCCGGCGACACCGAGCGGGCGACCCGCGCCTACCCGGTGCTGCGCTACAGGGACGGCGCGCTCAGCGTGCGGCTGGCGCTCGGGCCCGCGCCTCTGCTGGTCGATCCCGACCGGCAAGCGCTCAGCCTCGGTGCCGGGATCTCCGCTGGCGTCGACCGGTTCGCCGCCGGACTGGGCCAGGTCAGGGACGCTGTCGACGCCGAGCTCGCGCTGCCCAGGCTGGTCGGCGATCTAGCCGGGATGGTGGCCGCGGTAGAGGCCTCGCAGCTCCGGTTCGACCAGGCCACACCGGCTATGTTCGGCGACGACCGCCGGTTCAGCGACGTTTTCGGCCTAGCCACGCTGACCTTGCGCGCTCTGCAGGGCCGCAAGAACCAGGATCAGCTGCGGGCGGCGGCCAGCCAGGCGGGCGGCGCCGTGGGCTTCCTGCGCTCGCTGGCCGGGCCCGCCGCCGGAGCCGGCGCGCCGGCTCCGGCGGCGTCACCGGCCGCAGCCGCCGGCCCGCTGACCCAGATGATCATCACGCTGGAAAGCGCCTCCGTCCTCGCGATGGATGCGATCTTTCTGCTCCCGGTCGCTGGGCTGGCCCTCGACGTGCTGCTCACCGAGGGCGTCCTCGCGGTCGAGACAGCGGCGCTGAGTGAGTTCTCACAGCTCGAACAGTCCATCTACCAATTCCGGCAGGCCGTGGTGGACGCCTGGCTCGAAGCCTTCGATCTCGGCTCCGCATTGCACCTGTTCACCGCCGCCGCGGACTTCGTCGTGCGGGCGAATACCGAGCTGCTGTCCGGGATGTTCCCTGCCTGGCTGGACAGCACGCTCGACGGCGTCCAGATGTTCGGCTACGGGATCGGGCTGTGGGGAATGTGGGCCGAGGCGGTCGCCACCACCTTCGAGGCCGCCTCCGACGATCTGATGGCGGTCGACCTGATGCCGTGGATCGTCAGGAACACGCTCAGCGGCTGGGTAGCCGACCACGTGCCGATGCCCGCCCTCACACTCGGCGCCCTGGTCGCCTTGCTCACCGGCGACACGCTCGTCGGCCGGCCGCTGCGGGACGAGCTTGACGACTTCTTCGACAATGTCGACGACGTGCTCAGGGCCGCTGACCTGGTGATTGACGTCAAGGACATGCGGGAGAAGGCCGCTGCCCTCGCCAGCATCCTGCACATCACGCTCACGCCAACCCCGTTCCGCTACCCGCCCGACGTTCTGCCCTCGGGCCCGCTGGCCGGCTTCCCCGGCGCGTATCAGGACTTTTTGGGCGGCACCGCGCGCGCTGACCTGATGGCCGCGGTCCAGAGCACGGGTACGGCCCTGCAGGGCGGCGTGCATGCCTTGCTCACCTCCGGCGCTGAGCTGTCCGCAGGGCTGGCCGCGGCCGCGAGGGACGAGCTGGACCGCCAGGCCCGGTTTGGCGCTGGACTCGGCCTGGGACAGCGGTCCGAGGCTGAAGGTGCTCTCGTGCACGGGCTGTTCGCCCCCCTGCGCGCCGACGTGTCGCGGCGGGCCGAAACCGAGCCAGCCGATCCGTTCGCTCAGGCCTTCGACCAGGCGGTGCGGACAGGAGGGATCGCCGCGGCGGCCGCGGCGATCCCCGCGTATGTCGGCGAGCTGCGCCGGTTCTGGGCCGCGCGCACCGTGAGCAGGAAGTACCCGACGTCCGCGCACCTGCTCGCCCGCCGGGGACGGCTGGCAGCGGTGCGCGTGCCTCGGCTGACGATGAACGCCCCTGGGCGGGCTCCCGGTACGCCGCTGGCGGCCGAGACCGCGGACGCCTTCCGCGGCGCCGTGCGTGACGCTTACTGGGACGGCAGGGACCGGATGGCTGTACTGGCGGGAGGTGGTGAGCCCGATGGATGAAGACGAGCTCGTCATAGCCCAGCTCGGGCTGCTGCTCACCCAGGTCCACTACGCCCGGATCGCGCTGGAGGGCATCGAGCGGGCCACGACCCGGTACGCCGGCATCGCCCTCACCATGCCGGGCACCAGCACCGGGGGCGCGGCCTGGGGTGCCCCGCCGATGATCGACGGCGCGCTCAAGGTGTACGTGGTGAACATCGCCGATCTTACCGCCGGCGCGTCGGTCGGCGACGTGATCGCGGGTGTGATCGGTGGCGTGGGGCGGTTCCTCGGCGGCTTCGCCGGCGGGGTCGCCACCGGAGTGGTCGGCGGGATCTTCTTCAAGAAGATGCTCGAGCAGGCCAACCAGCTTGTTACGTCCCTGGACCGGGTCCTGGCACGGCTCGGGGTCGGTGCCGGGCCGCCTCCCGGGTCCGGCGGGCCCGCGGGCGCCGGAACCAGTCTCGCCGACTTGATCCCAGCGCTGTCGCGGCTGCTGCGTGAGATGGTCACGCTGTTCACCGCGGCGGCCGGCGGTCCCGGGCCGGGCGCGGCGGCCCCCGCCGCCGACGTTGGCCTGCTGTCCAGCCTGCAACCCGCACTGGCCGTCGCGGTAGCCGCGACCCATCTGGTCAACGGCCTGATCATCCTGCTGCCGCTGGTGATCGGGGCTCTCGCGTCGCTGCTCAACCACCTCGGACTGATCGAGATCGCGGTACTCGACCTGGGGGAGTTCGGCCTCCGGCTGGCACTCCTACTGCGGGCGGCCGTGCTCGGCACGGTGCTGGACACCATCTCGCTGGTCGGCGGGCTGGCCGCCACCACCCTCGGCCTGATCGCCACAGCGCTGGACGCGATCATTCCGGCGGTGTTCCGGCTCGTGGTGTCCGGCCTGGACACCGCGCTGACCGTACTGCAGATCGCCAGCACCGGCCTTAAGAACCTGATCGACGCGCTCATGCTCTGGCTGCGCGACGGCCTCGGCAGCATGCTGATCTTCATCGGGAACCTGCGGGTGTTCAGGCTGATCGAGCACCTGACCCAGGTCGCGCCGTTCGTGTTTCCCGCGATCGCCCGGCTGCAGAGCACGCCGCTGACCAAGGAAGAAACCCAGTCGCTGACCCTTGCCGGGATGCTCATCGGGCCGGGGGGTGGCGGAGGGAGCGGTGCGCCGAGCCCGGCACCCACGATTGCGAAGGCGCCGGACGCCGTGAGCCTGCTCCTGCCGCCCGCCGCCCGCACGGCCATGGCGGACAGCGTGCGCTCCCTCGGCACTTCGTTCACGACGGAAACCCGGACCACCCTGTCCGCGGTCCAGGGCACCCTGAGCGGGATCGGCGCGAGCTTCCGTACCGCGGTGGACGGGCTGGACGCCACCCTTGGCCGGGAGATCGGCGCCCGCACCAAGATCGCCGGCGCGGACGTCGACACGCTGCACGAGTCCCTCGAGCGGGCCAGGACGGCCGCGCGCGAGCGGCCAAAGACGGGCCTGGAGGAGATCGCCGGGGCGTACGAGGACTGGCTGCGCGGCGGCGGCATGACGACGTTGTTGACCCAGCTCGACCAGCATCTGCGGACCGCGCCCGTGCAGGGCCCCGATACCGGCACGTCGATCCCTGGCCGGACGGTGCGGGCCGTCCTGGCCGACGAGGGCGACCGCCGGGTCGTGGTCGAGATCGACGAGGTGGTGATCGAGCTGGGCCCGGAACCCCCCGCAGCGCCGGCGCCGTCATACGCGGGCGCCGGATACGACCCCGAGGCCCACCGGGCCTGGGAGGAAGAGATCGAGGACCGCGCCGGCCTGAGGGAGCTGCTGGTGTGAACGCGACGACGGCAAGCGGCCGTGCGGCCGCCCGCCAGACCAACGACCTGAGGAGGTGAGGAGCGGTGCGCAAGACCGGTTACCTGGCCAATGAACTGAACATCCCGCCGCTGATCTTCCGGTTCCAGTACAACCCGGACCTGCTGACCGAGAAGAAGAGCTACAAGTACGACCAGGCGAACAGCTTCGGACAGTGGGGGCCCGACCAGACCTCCGCGGGCGAGGGCGCGCTTGGCACAGTGCTGGGCTTTGTTTCCGACGTGAAGGAGATCGGCTCGCTGCTGGTCAACACACGCCCGCTGGAAGCAATCGAGGGCGAGCTGCGCTCGTTCGAGCTGGAGTTCAAGCTCGACGCCTCGGCGCCAGGGCCGCTGGACGGCGATAGCCACTACGGCGGGAGCATCACGCCCGATCTCGCCGTCCTGCGCTCGTTCATGACCCCTACCTACACGGCACTCGACATCGTCAAGATGATCGCCGACCATCGGATCGGTTGTTTTACCCGGCCGCCGACCTGCACGCTCAACTACGCCGCGCTGTCAGTCGAGTGCGTGATGACCGACCTGACCATCAAGCACACCGCGTTCCAGGACGACGGCGAGCCGCTGCGGGCCGAGGTGAGCTGTACGCTCAAGGAGCAGACCTTCTCCACCGACCCGATCTCCGGCATGATCACGCGCCTCTGGGACGTCGGGCGCAGCTACCACCGGGCCGGGATCGGCACCGACGTCAGGGTCAACCTCCCGATCGTCGGGTCGTTCCTGTGAGCCGGCCGTGACCACCCCGATCCGGTCGCCGGGGTCTCGCTATCGCGGCCAGGCCGCCTACCCGGCCGCGGGCCGGGACGGCATGGTCCGGGCCACCGTGCCCGCCCGGCCGCTGCCGCCACCGCCCCTCGGTACGCCCTACCTGCACACGGTGATCGCCGGGGACACGATCGAGTCGCTGGCCCAGCGGTTCCTCGGCGCGAGCGAACTGTGGTGGCGCATCGCCGATGCCAACCCGGCGATGTTCCCGGCCGACCTCCAGCCGGGCAGCGTGCTGGCGATCCCCACCGGGCCCGCGCCCGGCCTCGTTGTCCGGACGAGGTCGTTCTGATGGCTGGCGACCAGCCCTTCCTCCAGGTGCTCTTGAACAAGAGCCCGATCACCACGTCGGTGGCATCAGTCGAGATCGAAGACCACGACCGGCTGATCGACAAAGCCACGATCGTGCTCCGCGACCCGCACGTTTCGGCGCCGAATCTCGCCAGGAACGACGAGATCGAGGTGACCCTCGGCTGGGAGTCCGAGCACGCGGTGCTGTTCTCCGGGCGGGTCGTGGCCGATCCGCAACAGGCCCCGGCGACCGGGGTGCCGATCGTGACCATCGTGGCTTACGACCCGTCGTACTCGATGCATGAGCAGAAGCACGACGAGAATCTCACCGGTTCGCTGAGCGGCATCGTGTACACCATCGCCTCCAGGTACCCGCTGGTAAATGCGGACAAGAAGAACATCATCTGCGACCCGGATCCGCAGTTCACCGGCGACCCCCCGCTGCGCCAGCACAACCTGACCGACCTGCAGTTCCTGCAGTGGCTCGCGTGGCGGTACGGGCACCGGGCGTTCGCCGAGTACAACGACGATGCCGCCCGGTTCTACTTCGTGTCCAACCACAGGCTGCTGCAGTCCGACCCGCTCGGCGCGCTGCAATGGTGTCACGGGATGCGCCAGCTCAAGGAGTTCAAGTACGAGCGGGTCGCCTCCCGCGCCGCCCGCCAGCGGATCGCGTCGGTGCCGGATCCGCGCACGGGCGAGGTGACACCCACGGTGGGTGCTACGCCACCGCCGATCGACCAGCCGGAGCCCGACCCGGTGCACGCGGACACCCTCGGCAAGCTGGACCCGGCCGAGCGGGCTCGCTACGAGTCCGGCGGCACGGGCGCCCCGCCGCCTGCCCCGGAACCGGCGCCGATGGTGGGGCTGCCGTCCGACCCGCGGCTGGCTGACGCGGTCACCATCTGGGATCCGACCCAGGTGCTCGGCCTGCGAGGCAACGGCACCGCGGTAGGCACGATCCACCTGCGGGCCAAGGGCAAAGTCACCATCGACGGGCTGGCGCCATGGGCCCAAGGTGACTGGTATGTGAACAAGGCGGTGCACAGCTGGAAGGACACCACTGTCGGCAAGGACACAAGCGCGACCTACGAGACGAAGTTCACGGTGACGCGATGACCATCTACCTGCCATCAACGGGTTCTGACCTCGACCGCCACCGCGGCCGCTGGTACGGCAAGTACTCCGGCGTCGTCGTGGACGACGACGACCCGGACAAGCTCGGCCGGCTCAAGGTCGATGTGCCCGCGGTCTGGCGCGGGGCGGACCCCATGTGGGCCCGGCCCTGCTTCCCGCCGGGGCATTTCTTCACCCCGCCGGTCGGTGCGCATGTATGGGTCGAGTTCGAGGCCGGCGACCCCGGTTACCCGCTGTGGGTCGGCGTCTGGTTTCCCCAGGACGATGTGCCGGCGGAGGCCGCGCTGGAACCGCCGACCAGCCGGGTGATCCAGACCCCCTCAGGGCACACGGTGGAATTCGCCGACGAGGACGGCAAGGAGAAGATCCTGGTGCGGCACAAGGCGGACGCGTTCTTGTCGATCGACGAGAACGGCTCGGTCGTGGTCGGCAACGCAACCGGCTCACTGGTCTACCTGAACGCCAAGGATGCCGAGGTGGCCATGGTCAGCGAGCAGGGCCACCGGGTGACGATGTCAGGCGACGGGCTGACCGTGACCCACAACGACGGCTCATTCGTCGACGTGCGGTCCGACTCGGTCGTGGTGAACGCCGCGAGCAAGGTGCAGGTGATGGGCAAGGAGGTCGCGGTGACAGGTGGTGCGGTCTCGCTCGGTTCCGGTCCGCCGCAGTTCGGCGTGGTGCTCGATTCTCCCGTCTTGGCGCCGTTCCTGACGCACACCCATCCCTCCGCGATGGGCCCGACAGGCCCGCCGGTGCCGCCGGTGGTGCCGAACACCCTCGGCTCGAAGAGCGTGAAGGCCAGCTCATGAGCCGTTGCTCGTTCCCGCCGCTGAGCCTGCCCAGCGTGTCGCTGCCGTCGCCGTCCCTGCCTTCGCTTCCTGCGCTGCCGCAGGTGCCTGCGCTGCCGAAGCTGCCGGATATGCCGTCCCCGCCGCCGCTGAGCCTGCCCAGCGTGTCGCTGCCGTCGCCGTCCCTGCCTTCGCTTCCTGCGCTGCCGCAGGTGTCTGCGCTGCCGAAGCTGCCGGATATGCCGTCCCCGCCGCCGCTGAGCCTGCCCAGCGTGTCGCTGCCGTCGCCGTCCCTGCCCTCCCTGCCAGCTCCGCCCCAGGTGCCGGCCCTGCCCTCGCTGCCCCCCTGCCCGCTGGACTGACGTCCACCCGATACCTCCGAAGGAGCTGATCCGATGGCACTGGACAAGAACGGCCTGAGCGCGGCGCTGCTCTCGATGATGAACAATGCCCAGGACAAGGCGTGGAACAAGCAGCAGGTGGCCGACGCGATGGCGGCGGCGATCGACGGTTACGTGCGCGCCGCGTCCGTGTCCGGCGTCGTGGTCGCGCTGCCGGGAGGCGTGACAGCCGCCCAGTCCAACACCGCGAGCCTGACATGAACGGCGGCCTGGACGGCGTACGCGGCATGGCGTTTCCTTTCCGCATCGACCCGGACACCGGCGGCGTGGCGACGACCGAGGGCGAGACCAAGATTGGCGAGAACGTCCGGCTGGTGATCGGCACCCGGCTCGGCGAGCGGCCCATGCTGCGCGACTTCGGCACCCGGGTGCCGGGTCTGGCGCACGACCCAGACGACGAGGTCTTGGTCGACTTGGCGGGCAAGCAGGTGCTTCAGGCGCTCATGCGCTGGGAGCCGCGGATCGTCATTACCTCCAGCCGGGTAGAGCCGGCCAGCGGGCCAGGCGAGGTCCGGCTGCGACTGGACTACGTGCACACCAACGAGCAAGTCGCGGGCACCGCGATCCTCCCGCTTAGCTGAGGCGAGCCGCCATGACCACTCCAGCCGGTTCGCCGACCGCGGCCGTGACGCCGCTGCCGATCGATTACACCGACAAGGATTTCGCCTCCCTCCGGCAGGCGCTGCTCGACGTCGCGGCGTACCGGCTGCCGGAGTGGACCGACCGATCGCCAGCCGATCTAGGGGTCCTTCTCGTCGACCTGTTCGCCTACATGGGCGACGTGATCAGCTACTACCAGGACCGGCTGGCCGGAGAGGCGTTCCTGGACACCGCGGTCGAGCGGCGCAGCGTGATGTATCTGCTCCGGCTGATCGGCTATGAGCTGGCCGGCCCCACCGCAGCCGCCGCCGAGCTGGACCTGGTGTTCAACGCCCCCGGCCAGGGCCAGCCAACGGCCGTCACGGTGCCGAACCGCGCGCAGTTCGCGACGAAACCGGCTGGCGGTCCGGCCACCGCCAGTATCCCGACATTTGAGTACCTGGGCTCGGACCTGACGGTCGACCTGGCGGGATCTGGTGTGACCGCCCGGGCGGACGGCAAGCTGGTGCTGAGCCGCCTGCCCGTTCGGCACAGCCAGTCCGTAGTCGGTGAGGTGCTCGGCTCGACCACGGGCGAGCCTAACCAGCGGTTCGCGCTGTCCGGCGTCCCTGTGCAGGTCGACACGCTCGTGGTCACGGTGGACGAGGGCGCCGGGCCGGTGACCTGGACCCGCCGCGACAACCTCGCCTACCACGTGGGAGACGACGGCCAGGTGGTGCCTTCCGGCCCGGACAGCAGGGACTACCTCGTGCAGGCGGACGAGAACGGCGTCGCGTCGGTGGTCTTCGGCGACGGCGTCTTCGGCCGCCGCCCCCCCGCCGGGACCTCCAACGTGCGTGCCGACTACAGCATCGGCGGCGGCACGGACGCCAATGTGGCGGCGGGGGCGATCACCGTGGCCAAGACTCAGATCGCCGGGCTGGCGAGCGTGTCCAACCCGCTGCCGGCGGTCGGCGGTGCCGACGCCGAGACGGTTGACAGGGCCGTACGGCTCGGCCCGCAGGCGTTCCGCTCCGGCGACCGGGCAGTGACCCTCAATGACTACACGGCGCTGGCGCTGCAGGCTGGTGGCGTCGCGAAGGTCCGGGCCCGGTCCACCGGCTGGAACCGGGTGGATCTGTATGTGGCGCCTGAGGGGGCCGTCGTCGCGCCGTGCCCGCCCGCGCTCAAGCAGCGCCTCGTGGGCTACTTCGACACCCGCCGGATGGTAGGCACCTCTGTCCGGGTGATGGACGCGGTGCCGGTGCCGATCGACATCGCCGTGCAGGTCGTGCCCGAGCCACACTACGACCCCGGCAATGTGCAGGCCCGAGCGCAGGCCGCTGTCGAGGGCGTGGTCGCATTCGCTGCTGTCAGTTTCGGCCGGCCCCTGTATCTCTCGAAGGTTTATGAGGCGGTCGAAGTGCAGGACGGCGTGATGGCCGCGACAGTGACCCGGTTCCGCCGGCAGGACCAGGCCCCGCCGCCGGCTTTCCTGCACCGCCAGGGCATCTTGCTCGAGGCCGGTCTCGGCGCGGTGCAGGACTTCGTGCTGCGAGCCTACAGCGGCGACATCGCGGTCGAGGGCCGGATCGACATCGGCGAGGTGGAGCTGCCGACCGCCGGCGTGGTCACGGTCACCATCCAGCCCGACAGCGAGTTGACGGACAGCCAGTAGGCACGCGGTCAGCCGACTGGCCGTCGGCAGGCGGGCATGACCGGGAGGAGGCGAGCGGATGCGCGTCGAAGGGTTCACGGCGGTCGCCGACGTGGTCGGCCGCCGCGTCAAGGTTCGCTGGGACGTCGTCCTTGACGAGGGTGACACGCTCGCCGGCATGCCTGCGATGGCGGTGCGGCGCAAGGAGCGTGACTTCGAGTTTCCCGATCCTCCGGCCGTCGGCGAAGACCCGTTCAACGTCTATGACAGCACGGCGTTCCCGCCGCAAGGGACAACCGTCACGGAGGTGGACCTCGGCGGCGTCCTGTTGCCCGACGGCAGCCGCCGGACCGCGCTCGCCGAGTCCGCCGCGCGCACTGTCGACGGCCACCCCATCGAGGTGCTGCGCCGCACCCGGAGCACGACGATCGGCCCGGACGGCCGGGTGCTCCAGCGGTCCGAGGAAGTGCTCGATGTCGCCGGTACCGGCCTTGGGCTGGAGCCACGCACCACGTACTACTACCAGCTTGAGGTGGCCGAGGGCGCCGCTGTGCCCGGCTGGCCCACCAGGCGGCCGCAGGCCATCGCCACGCCGACCGGCAGCTACGGCACCGGCCGGGCCCTCTACGAGCAGCTGCCAGCGATCTACCGGCGGCATGACGTCGTCACGGGCCCCGGCGACCGGGCGGCCGGGGCGATCCCCGAGGCAGTGCCGGACAACGGTCAGCTGCGCCGGTTCCTCGACCTGTTCGGCACCGGCCTCGACCACCTGCGCGGACGTGCAGAGGGCCTGCTGGACCTGCGTGACGTCGATACCGTGGACGCGCGGATGCTGCCGCACCTGGCTGCCTGGCTGGGCTGGAACCTGTCCGCCGACCAGCCGATCCCGATCCAGCGGCACGAAGTGCGGTACGCCGCCCAGCTCTACCGGATCACCGGCACACTGCCCGGCTGCACGCTCTGGGCCAAGCGGCTGACCGGCTGGGACATGCAGGTCAGAGAGATGTGGCGGAACGTATTCGTCAGCAACGACCTGGGCAACCCGGGCGACCCTGACGACCGCGGCTCGCGCACGGTGGACACCTCGGATGCGGCCCTGCTGGCTTCGAGGGGCACCCCTGACGACCGCTGCGACTACAGCTATGACACTAGCCCGGACGGCCTGCACGCCTTCACCGTTGTTGCCTTCTACGCCACCCCCGACCCGGCGCAGACGGTAGATGATGTGCTCGCACGGCGTGGTCGGCTGTTCAACGGCAGGAAATTCTTCCTGCCCTTCAACCTGCGCCCGGCGGTTGTCCTCGCCATCCCGGCCGACGACAGCGGCGAGACCTCCGCGCTCGGCCTGACCGCAAGCACTGACCAGGGGGTGTGACCATGAGCTTTTCCAACGGTGGTGTCGACACATTCGACGCGGCCAAGAGCTACATCGGAATCCGCTTGCAACAAGGCGTTCCGCTTCTCGACAGGGACTGGAACGAGCTTGAGGACATCCGCCGGTACGTCGAGCGCACCCTGCGCGCCAGCTACCTCGGCGAGGGTGTGCCAGACGCCGACGGGTTCGCCGTCACCGCGCCCTCATTCCCCGCGCAAGACGACGTGCTCATCGGCACAGGCCAATGCAGCGTGGCCGGGTACGACGTTTGGAACCAGCAGGCGAGTGCGCTGTTCTCGGCCCAGGGCGACGGGGTCCCGCTGCCAGCGGCGCTGCCGGACGCGGCCGACGTACTCACCCTCTACCTCGAGCCGGACGTCGTCCGGGTGGACAGCGCGGACGACCCGGCGCTAGCCAACTCGCAGGACGTCAACATGGAAACGTGCGTGCGAGACCGGCTGGTCTGGTCTGTGCGCGCCGCCCGGCAGCCAGCGATGCCGCCCGCCGGCAGCTACGTGCTGGCCGAGATCAGCCGGCCCGCGGGCACCACCCAGATCACCGCGGACATGATCACCGACCGGCGCCGGACGCTGCTCAACCTCGCCCAGGCGGTGGACAGGCTAGGCAGGGCCGAGAGCCGGATCACCGCGCTGACCTCGGCGATGGCCCAAGCGCAGCTGGACATCGAGGCGATGAAACAGGACCTCGGCCGGCTGTTCTGGGACGTGTCGGTGAACAGCGAGTCCAGCTGGCTGCTGTTCGGCGGCAAGGCCATCATCCAGGTCCAGGTGCACGACCGGCTCGGCAGCCCGATCGACGGCGCGCTGCTGTCGTTCAGCACCGACTGGGGCGTGATCTCGCCGCCGTTCGCATCGACCGACGCCAACGGCGAGGCCAGCGTGGACTTCGTCGGCGTGCCGGCCGACGTCCCGCTCCGGCTTCCTGACATCGGCATGCTGCAACGCGCCAGCGAAAAGATAGGCGCGGCCGTGCTGCCTACGCAGGACGCGGTGGAGTACGCCAAAGTGCGATTCGAGCCGGAGGAGCTGTCCGTGCTCTCCCGGTACACCTCACCCGCGCACCTGGCCGATCTCGGCACCGACCTGCCGGTCGGGCCGGTGGTGGCCCGGCCCGATCCGCGGACCGCGACTGTGACCGTGCACGCCCGGGAGGGCCAAGGCGCGATCGTCCGCGGGGTCGGCAGTATCCAGATCACCTTCGGGCTCTGGATCAGGGACTTTGTCCGGACGAAGATCGCCGATGTGGCGCGCACCGTCGAGGTTGGCGCCCGGATCGGCGACGTGCTCCGGCAAGGCCTCACGGCCGGCCAGTTCGACCACGACCGGGTAGCCACCCAGCTGCTCCCTGGGACCCTGCAAGCGATCCAGGACGACACCCACCTGGCCGTCAAGCAGCACCTGTTCGCCGACCCTGAAGTGGACGACGACCACGTGGCAGGCACCGGCGTGCTCAGCCAGGTGATCGCCCAGGAGTCGACCGCAGCCGTGGGCGCGCAGACCAACCAGGCGATCGGGAAGCAGATAGACCAGTTCGCGGCCGCCCAGCAGCAGCCGCTCGACGCCGCCGACGCTGCCGTGGCCAGGACCGTCATCGTGCAGCGCGCATCGCAGATCACGGCTGGCTTCTCGCAGCATCAGCGGCAGCAGTACTCCGGTGCCCTGGTCGGGCGCTGACGGGATTAGGCACGGAGAGGAGACCGGCGATGATCCTTCATGGCCGGGCTGGAGGCCACTGGCACCCGGCGCGGGGCAGCACGCGCCAGCTCCCGCTGTCGCCGAACCTGGTCTGCTTTACCGCCCTAGACCTCATCGGCGCGCTTCTCACCGGCGACGCGCCAGGCGGGATCGCCTATCTCGCGGTCGGCACCGGCGATCCGGCATGGGACGCCCAGCCGCCACCGCCGGACCGGTCCCGTACCACGCTGACGGCGGAGATCTACCGGATCCGCCTGCGTCCAGGCATCGAGATCAGCTACGACAGCAGCGCGGGCGCGGTGGACGTCCAGGTCAGCCTCGGTCCCGGCGTCGCGACTGGCCCGCTGCGAGAGCTCGGCCTGTTCGGCGGCCCGGCCACCGCTATGCCGGGTAGCGGGCTACTTGTCAACCACAAGGTGCACGACCGGATCGACAAGGCTGCCGGCGACACCGTGAACCGCGAGCTGCGCCTTCAGCTGGCCGACGACCTGCTGCCCGGTACCAGGAACCTGATCGGCAGCCTGCTGGCAGGAGTGCCCGGCCTGGCGGGATTGCAGTTCGGCGCCCTCGGCACTGATGGATCGGTTCCAGCCGACCCGCCGGCCAGGCTGGCCGCGGAGGCGTTCCGCGCGCCGCTTGGCCGGCCGGACCTCCGCTACGACGCCGTACGGCATGAGGTGGTGGCCGTCCTGCGCGTGCCGTTCACCGCAGGCCCAGCCAAGGTCGCCGAGGCCGGGCTGTTCGGCGGCAGCGCGACCACCGACGCCGGCAGCGGCCTGCTCGTGCAGCGCCAGGTATTCCCTCCCATCGATAGGACCGCGCCGCGGGCGATCACCCGGCGGTTCGTGCTATCCCTGGTCCCTGCCACGGCAGTTCCGGTGCCTGAGGTCGTCGGCATCGCACTGAACGCGGCCACGGCCGCGCTCGCCGCGGCCGACCTCGTGCCTGGGGACGTCGAACTGGCTGCTGGCGGCGCGGTGCCCGCGGGAACCGTGACCGCACAGCAGCCGGCCGCCGGCACCTCCGTCCCTGAGGGCACCCGGGTCGCACTGACCGTGGCAGCGACGGCCACCGTGCCGGTGCCCATGGTGCTCGGGCTGCCGGTGGCCACCGCCGAATCGGCGATCACCGCGGCCGGGCTGGTGCCCGGTGACCCGTCGCTGGAGGAGACCGAGGACGCGCCACGGGGCAGCGTGATCGCTGTCCGGCCGCCGCCGGGCAGCACGGTCCCGGTGGGCTCTGCGGTCACCCTCACGGTGGCCACACCCCCGATCCGCGCGGTGCCTGACGTGCTGGGCCGGACTCCCGCCGCGGCCAGCGTGATACTCACGTCGGCCGGGTTCCGCCTGGCTGCCCCCCCGTATCCGGTGCTGGAAGGTGGCAGCACCGCAGGCACGATCGTGCAGCAGTCCCCGCCCGCCCGGACCCAGTCCGCGGTCGACCAGCCGGTGCAGATCACGGTGTCCGGCCCGTGGGGAGTGAACGTGCCGGACCTGACCGGCGACACACTGGATGCCGCCGCGCAGGCGCTTCGGGACGCCGCCGCGCCCGTGCTGGCAAGTCTCGGCCGGCCAGCCGATCCGCCGGGACTGACCCTCGGCGCGACCTCCGAGCGGCCCGCGGTCACGGACGAAATTGTTGGCACCGTGGTCGGCCAGCAGCCGGCCGCCGGAACACGGGCGCCCCTGTACGCGGCGGTCTCTCTCGTACTGGCCGGCGCTGTACATCAGCCCGTTCCAGCCCTCACCGGCCTCGAACTCGGTGCCGCGGCCGTCGCGCTGACCGCCGCGGGCTTCACGCTTGGGGCGGTCGCGCACCGGGCGGCCGACACCACCGCAGGCACCGTGGTGGACCAGGACCCGGACACTGGCAGTAGCTGGCCGCCGGGTGGCCGGGTCGCGGTGTCGCTCGCCGTGCCGCTGAGCGTCGTGGTCCCCGACCTGACCGGGCTGGATCAGGCGGCAGCGGTCGAGGGGCTGACCAGCCGCGGGCTCGCGGCCGGGCCGGTGACAAGCACACCTACGGGCCCGGGAACCGAACCCGGGCGGGTCATCGGCCAGAATCCCGCGGCCGGCGCGGTCGCAGACAAGGGATCTTCGGTGGCGCTCAACGTCGCCGCCGGGATGCCCTTCCTGGTCGGCCGCAGCCAGGCTGACGCCGTCGCCACCGTGACCGCGCTCGGGCTCACCCCCAGCATCACGCAACAGCCGGACGCCGCCGCGCCAGGCACGGTGATCAGCCAGGACCCACCGGCGGGCGCGCCGACAACCGCCGGCCAGACGGTGACGATCGTAGTAGCCGTGCCACGGCCGGTGCTGGTGCCGGATGTCACCGGCCTGCTGCTCCCTGACGCCCAGGCCCGGGTAGCCGCTGTTGGACTGGCGCTCGTGGTCGGCGGGTCGCAAGAGCAGGCCGGCGTCCCGGAGGGCACGGTCATCGCGCTCGATCCGCAAGCAGGATCGGCGGTGCCGCCCGGCAGTACCGTGAGCGCGACCCTGTCCGTCGCGCCACCGGTCATGGTCGCCGTGCCTGCACTGACCGGACGTTCCGCAGCGGACGCCAAGCAGTTGGTAACCCAGGCCGGGCTCGTGCTGGCGGTGAGTGGCACGCAGCCATCCCCTGGCACGCCAGCCGGCGCGGTTCTCTCCCAGGACCCGGCCGCGGGCACTTCCGTGCGCACCGGCTCGACGGTGTCTGTCATCCTGGCCAGCGTCGACACCAGCGTCGTCGTGCCTGACCTGCGCTCGCTGACCATAAGCGCCGCGCAAGCTGCCGCTCAGCAGGCGACGCTGGGCCTGACGCAAACCGGCACGGCGCTGTCGCCCGGGCCTCCGGGCGTGGTGCTGTCACAAGACCCGCTGCCCAATTCACGGGTGCCAGCCAGGACCACGATCGGCGTCGTGACATCAGTGCGGGCTGTCCGGCTGCCGGATGTGGTCGGCGAGGACGTGAGCGTGGCATCGAACGAGTTGCGGGCGCTGGGCCTCGTGGTCCGGACCGTCCCGCGTCGGATGGTCAATGGAGACGGGACGGTGTTCGCCCAGTCACCGGCCGCCAGGACGGTGGTAGCTGTGGCATCGGCCGTCACTCTGAGCTTCTCGATTGCGGTGATCAAGCTACCAGGCCCGGGCGGGCCGGTCGGGCCCATCCGCCCCCTGCCCTTCTGAGAGCGATGAGACAGGCTGGGCCGGTCGTAAACCCGGTCCCGCACCAGCCACCCTGCGTTTTCCCCTGGACCACTCGTGGGCAGGGCCTGGCGGGCGGATCTGTCACTCTGTCACCGAGTTGGCCCTACAAACTGTAGGGCCACTTCTGGGGCCAAACGAAACGTGCGTGCCGAAAAGCTCGTCCACGGGCTCTGTTGCGTTGGGCGATCGCGGCGGCCGGCAGACTGGTGCGATGACGTCGTTGGGCTCTTCTTCTGTGTTCGCTGGCTTCCGCTTCCCGCGGGAGGTGATCTCCCTGGCCGTCCGCTGGTACCTGCGCTACGGCCTGTCCTACCGCGACGTCGAGGAGCTGCTGGCCGAGCGGGGCATCACCGTTGACCACGTCACCGTGTACCGCTGGGTCCAGCGCTTCACTCCCGAGTTCATCGAGGCGGCACGGTTCTGCCGGCATGCTCCCGGTGACCGCTGGTTCGCCGATGAGACCTACGTCAAGGTCGCCGGGCGGTGGACATATCTGTACCGGGCGATTGACCAGCACGGCCAGGTCGTCGACGTGCTGCTGTCGGCGCGGCGTGACCTGGCTGCGGCCCGGCGGTTCTTCACCGGCGCGCTGCGCGCAGGCACGATCCCAGCCGAGGTCACGACTGACCGGGCCGTGGCCTATCCGAGGGTTCTCGACGAGCTGATCCCCTCAGCACTGCATAGCGTCGAGCGCTACGCGAACAACCCGGTCGGAGCCGACCATGGCCGCCTGAAAGCGCGGCTGCGACCGATGCGCGGACTGAAACGCCACCGGTCCGCGCGGATCATCTCCACTGGGCACGCGTTCGTCCAGAACCTCCGCCGCGGCCACTATGAACTCGCCACCGACGTCCCGGCCCGTCACCGGATCCGCGCAGCCTTCGACTAGCTCGCGATGACCATCTGACAGCCGGTCATCTCCGTCATCGCGCTCTGTCATGCGGAGCGATCGACCAATGCAACACTGCCGCTGCGGGCGAGGAGCACGAGCCAGGCCAGAATTCGGCAGAACATCAGGTAGATCACGCGTGGAGACACATCTTGTGGGTGCCGACAATCGTGTCATAGGCGCTGACCTGGTGTCTTGCGCTGGAGGATGGGCGGTCAGGTTTGGCATCTGGCTGCGCGAAGACCTCATGATCGGGCACTGTCAGTGGTCATGCTGCTACGAATGGTCTATCTAGCGTTGATTCGGGTGTTTGGCTGGCTCGCCTTGCTCTTCCGGTCCGACCGGGCCAAGGATGCGGAGATCTTGATCTTGCGCCATCAGGTCGCCGTGCTCCAGCGCCAGGTCAAGGGTCCTCGGCTGTCCCGGGCTGACCGGGCGG